CTCCTCTCCAACCTCGTGACAACCCTCCAAGATGTCTCCGATAACGGAAATACAACCTCCAATACCCTCCAATTCACCAATGCACACACCGCCTTCACCACCGACCTCACCTCAAATGTCGGAGTAAAGTTGAATCAATTGGCAAACGTGACACTGACCACCCCTCTAAATGAAGACATGCTTGTATATGATGGTTCCAATTGGGTCAATCAGCTACAAAATCATACATTTTTACAAGCTAAGGCATTAGAAACAATAAGTAAAGGTGATGTCGTCTATGCGGCGGGGCATACAGGTAATGATATTTTTAATATACGGAAAGCTCGAGCCGATAGTTCAACCACCATGCCCGCGTTAGGTGTAGCCTATCAAAATTTGGCTGTAAATGGTGTCGGTCTTGTCGTTACATTTGGTAGAGCTGATAAATTAAACACCGGGGACTTCATATCTGGTGAAACCGTCTATGTGAGTAACGTTGTAGCTGGTGGTATCTCAAATGTGGCACCCCAAGCTGAAACCGATCTCATTCAGAATGTTGGTCTCGTAGTTAAACCTCATGCGGTTACGGGTATCATTGACGTGACCGGTGTTGGTCGTGTGAATGATATTCCCAACGCTCAGCTAGTCACCACCCAACCTCCACACATATATACAAATGGTGGTGGAAACACATTTGAAAAAATGGATCCCGCAGACGTTCTGACAAAACTGCAAACCCTCCAACAAGTCACTGACACTGGGAACACCACCTCAAATACAATCCAATTTACAAATGCCACCACTGGTGTAGTAACCACGGCAAACGTTGAAGTTGGCTCAAACATCGCAGTAGCTGGTCTCGTAGATCTAAATAATAAACACTTACCGATGGTCAGAACAGATGGATTCTTTGAGAAGTCTCCAGTGTACATAACAAGTGGAGGAACTTACGTAGTTTCTACTGCGGAAGCAGAATTTCTGGGAAACCTAACATTGAGTGGCAACACAACAATTTTTTCTTCAAATAACGTCACCATCCAAGATCGTATTTTCGGAATAGGTGCAAATAATGCAGTTCACAACTTGGATACTGGTATCATGATGGAACACAAAGAAGACGGTGATTATGCCAACATAGCCGTCATATACCACGCCGATGAACATAGATTTTCCATCGGGTATACACAAAATACCTTTACAGATAACCACATCCTACACTATGACGACCCCGATCACTTAATGCTCATCGATTTGCGAGGAAACCTTCAAGTCCAAAACAATACATCTATATTCGGTGAACTTGTCACATCTTCAAATGTAGGTATAGCGAACACATCACCTGTACACACCTTAGACGTAGGTTCCAATCTATATGTTGACGATACCGACTCAAATGTACTCGTTGTCAATGGAAATGTAAAGACAACGGGATCATACTATGGTGACGGGAGTAAATTAACAGGTCTCGTAACGACCCTCCAAGATGTCACAGACAATGGAAATACTACATCCAACACCCTTCAATTGACAAATGCGACCACAGGTCTCGTCATAGACAGCAACCTAGTCGTCGGTGGAAATGTTACAGCCACAACCTTCCTAGGTGATGGTGGTCTCCTCTCGAACCTTGTAACAACCCTCCAAGATGTCTCGGACAATGGAAATACAACGTCCAACACCCTTCAATTGACAAATGCGACCACAGGTCTCGTCATAGACAGCAACCTAGTCGTCGGTGGAAATGTTACAGCCACAACCTTCATAGGTGACGGTGGCCTCCTCTCGAACCTTGTAACAACCCTCCAAGGTGTCTCAGACAATGGAAATACAACATCCAATACCCTTCAATTAACAAATGCAACCACCGGTCTCGTCATAGACAGCAACCTCGTCGTCGGTGGGAACGTTACAGCCACAACTTTCCTAGGTGATGGTGGTCTCCTTTCGAACCTTGTAACAACCCTCCAAGATGTCACAGACAATGGAAATACAACATCAAATACACTTCAATTGACAAATGCAACCACCGGTCTCGTCGTAGATAGCAACATCGTCGTTAATGGAATTAATACACGTAGTATAAAAACAGAAAAACAGGTGAAGATAAACGGAACCGGTGTAGGAGCAAGTGATTACTTTGGCTACTCTACAGATATTTCTGGTGACACGGCTATTGTTGGAGCATATAAAGACAACTCAGAACAAGGTATAGTGTATATTTTTAAACGCTTGGGATCAACTTGGTCAGAACAATCTGCACTTACACATTCGGGTGGTTCCGCGTCCGATCAGTTTGGTATATCTGTATCTATAGATGGAAACACGGCTGCCATTGGATCCAATGGAACTGGCACAAATCAGGGTAGTACCTTTGTATTTACACGCACCGGCTCAACGTGGTCACAACAAATGGAATTAAATGCATCCGATGGAGCCTCGGGTGACTCATTTGGTACGTCCGTAACAGTTTTAGGTGATACCGCTGTGATTGGAGCACCCCTAGATAACTCAAGCCAGGGTAGTGTATATGTCTTCACACGCAGTGGAACGGTATGGACAGAACAAGCCAAGCTCACTGCATCAGATGGTTCTGCATCCGATGAATTTGGTGTTTCTGTGTCTATGTCAGGTAATACAATAGTTGTTGGAGCATCGAAAGAAAATGGAACTCAAGGTGCAGTGTATGTCTTTGTGGGTTCTGGATCATCGTGGTCAGAACAAGCTAAAATCGTTGCGAGTGATGGTTCAGCTGGTGATGTTTTTGGTACATCCGTATCAATCTCCGATGATACCATTGTTTCTGGAGCGTATGGCGATAACAACACACAGGGAAGTGCATACGTATTTACACGCACTGGCTTAACGTGGACACAACAAACTAAACTCATAGCAATAGATGGTTCATCCCAAGACGAGTTCGGTATATCTGTCTCAATCTCCGGTGATATTATCGTTGTCGGATCACAAAAGGATGATGATGATGGTTCAGATAGTGGTAGTGTATATGTATTTATAAAATCTGGTTCAACCTGGGTAGAATATACAAAGATTATAGCGGGGACACAAGGTGGGTCATCCGATCAATTTGGTCACTCCGTTTCTATAGACGGAGAAGGTAGTGTAATTATTGGAGCTTACTTAGATGATGATAACGGTGCAGATAGCGGTAGTGCATATATTTTTACAATTAAACGTGCTCTCGCCGTAAATAGCAATATTATCGTTGATGGATATGTGACATCTACCGATCTTTCCGTAGACAATAACATCGTCGTTGGTAGAAACATTACAGCCACAGCCTTCCTAGGTGATGGTGGTCTCCTCTCCAACATCACCACGACCCTCCAATCTGTTACAGACAGTGGAAATACAACATCCAAGACCCTTCAATTGACAAATGCAACCACTGGTCTCGTCGTAGATAGCAACATCGTCGTCGGTGGAAATGTTACAGCCACAGCCTTCCTAGGTGATGGTGGTCTCCTCTCGAATGTCACAGCATCGGTAAGTATTCAACAATCGTCAGATGTTGGAAACACGACATCTAATACTTTACAATTCACAAATCCAACGACAGCTTTTGTCACCCAGAGTAACGTCGGTATTCAAAACACCTCACCCACTAATACATTGAGTGTAGGATCAAACCTTCACGTTGACGATACAAACTCAAATGTTCTCACAGTTGTGGGGAACACATGGATGCAGAACTTAACTTTGGGGACGATCCACATGACCCCCGCGTATGGTCTAGAAAACGTCACAGAAGTCGGTAACAGTACCCCTTACACTGTTGAATTCAGTAACGCTACCACAGGTCTTGTAACCACATCCAACTTGGAAGTTGGAGGAACACTGAAATTTGGGGGAGTCATAGATTTTTCAAATCCTCTAGGCTTAGCAGCCGTCAGTAATGTTGGAAATACAACTCCCTACACAATTGAATTTAACAACCCTACCACAGGGTTTGAGACAGCCTCTAACGCTGTTATTGGAGGGGACCTAGATGTCTTGGGAAATCTGGGTTCCGGTTTATCAAATGTCATACTGAACGCTATATACCCAGTGGGCACGATTATAGACCGCGCAACTGCGATCACTGATACCCACCTAAACGGTAAGTTTAAGGCGTTCCTCGCAGCCCCTAATCAGGAGTGGGAGTTAGTTTCAGATGGTCAAGACGTTGTTCCGTTGGAGTATTTGTCTCAAAATGGAGATAGTACCAATTACTGTGATCGCGGCACTATGTTAGCCTCAAGCGCGTTACAAAACTTGACTACTACGTTTGAGACCATAGAAGGATCTGAGGTTACTGCTTTTACTCCTGTACTTGGCACAACTAAACTTTTATATAAAGTTGTTATCGCGTTTCATCATGGTAGTGCGGCACCGTTGGGGAATTTTGTTATTGAAATGAAAGAAGGTTCTGGACCTTGGACACAAATATCCAAATCTACGGATTCAATGTATTCCGATAGTGTTTTGAATTCTCCATTTGAATGTTCTGCTATCGTATATTTTGGTGATAGTACAAATGATTTATCACAAGGCCGCACCAGTACTGTTCGGCCTACTATTGGTTTGAGAGTTATAGGAAGGGAGTTTACTTCGGGAGGCAATGCAGCAGTTGTTAATGTTGTCGATTATGTTTTGACTGGTAATGTTGATACTGCTCATGTAGAGCGACATGTACCTCCTCGTGTTGATATGATATCACTTGGGCCCGAAGGTATTTTGAAGTACGAGCGCACAGTGTAGACCCAATGTGTAAATTCCTATCTGTCACTGGAATCACCAAACCCAACTTGTAAATTTAATACACATGTAGATCATAAAAAGTACAAACCTTTCAGGGTTTGTACTTTTTTTAAAATTCTTTTCCCTTTCTATATTAAATGGGTTCTCTTAGTGGTTTAAGCGGATACCTTGATATCCCCAATGCCAACCTCAGGGTAGCCGGTGCAGGGCAATTTGCTAGTATAAATGTAGGCTCCGTGAGGTTATCTTCAACATATGATTTGGATATGATAACTTCGAGGGGTAATACTACCCCCTATACCGTAGAATTCAATAACGCTACCACAGGTCTCGTAACTGCGGCCAATGCTGAAATTGGTGAAAACTTGACAGCCAACAACATCATTGTAAACAATGCTGAAATTGGTGAAAACTTGACAGCCAACAACATCATTGTAAACAATGACATGCTCTTAAATACAAATACACAATTTACGATAAACTCTAATGTCGTCACAGAGTTCACCGGGCCCCACGGTCGAGGGGACCAATCCACCCCCACACCCCGGAAGTTCCCAGGGTTCCCGATGACCTCTAACACCACCCCACTTGGTTACGTGGCGAGTGCGAGTAGCACATATCAAGGTGCGGGTTCGGTTTACGCAGCTTGGAAAGCCTTCGATGGTGCTATTGAGAATAGGACCTCGTCCGACACCCCCATACCCGACGGACCGTACTACTATGATTGGATATCACTTGCATCTAAGTACACCGGGACCCAAGCCACGTACTCTGGTTCAGAAAATACAGCTGTGAGTGGCGTCAACGTCGCCGGTGAATGGCTCCAGATCGAGGTCCCCAAGGCGTTCAAATTGACCTCGACTTATGGGTATCCAGGAAATAGTGCTGGTGGTACGGATATAAATCGTAGCCCCAAGGTGGGTAAAATTGCTGGGAGTAACGATGGTACCACATGGACCCTCGTACACAGCTTCTCGGACCTAGTTACATACGACCCAGCCTCGGGTGAGATACCAATGTCGACCCAATGGGCCCAAGGGTCGGCGACGAGTTTTGGTGACATCTCCCCAGATGTGGGCTATTACAGGTACTACCGACTCATCACGACCCAGGTAAACAAGAACGATGGTGGCTACGTCCAACTCAACCAATGGGAACTCTACGGCATCAGTGAGGACGACTCGGAGTTTGTGGCCATTGGGGGGGACACCTCTGTGGATGTCACCATCAAGTCCCAATACAACACCCCAGCGGTGAGTGGCTACAAGCTCTACTTGGATGGTGTGGAGGGCTCGACGGCCACCGATCTCAGCACGGGTCCAATTACGGTGACAGAGAACAACGTAACCTACGACGCCACCGAGAAGGCTTGGGTCTTCGATGGGTCCACGGAGAGTAACATCGTCTCGGCGACGTTGGGCTTTGAGGGTGACCAACCTCTGTCCGTCTCCACGTGGTTCAAATCCTCAAACTTGGAGACCAACGTCTCGACCTCCACCATCTTCAACGTGGGGACGGCTGGGGGCGAGGGCTTCGCCAAGGCTGAGGCTGGGGTGGACCTGACCCCCCTAATCACCGCCAACACGTGGCACAACCTGGCCTTCACCTCCAACGGCCAAGGTCTCTACAACCACACCTACCTGGACGGCAAACTCATTGGGTCCCTACCTTCCTACGATAGTGCGCGGTACTACCCAGAGATTCCACTCCTCCGCGATTCACAAGATGGGTACAATGTCACAGCGAGTAGTGAATATAATAACTTCTATAGGAAAACAGAACCTTTTGAACATCGAGCAAGCGGAGGTGTACACTGGATAACCTTTAACGGAGGTTTCAGTGACACGATAAACTATTTAGGAACTGCGCGTTTAGCTTCAACTACCCCTTTAGGTGAATGGCTCAAACTTGAGATGCCTCATCCAATTTTGATGACGCATATAATTTTAAGTTCGGCTGGTAGCGCTCGCGTCCCAACGGATTTCAAAGTGTATGGTTCCAATGATGATACAAACTGGGATGAACTCCTATCCAAAACGGGGTTCTCAGTGGCTACGGTTACTGCCAATGACGCAACTAAATTGATCGACGCCGACACCTCTACCAGAGCCTATAAATACTTCGCTCTAGTGATAACTAAGAAGGTTAGTGGCACTTACCAATACGTTCACGTGCACGAACTCCGCTACTTCGGCCACCGGGTCAACGACTTGGTGCGTTTCCCAGATTCCACGACTGTGAGGAAGTTCCCAGATACTGTGATGACCTCTTACGGACCACAGAGGGGGTATAATGTAACAACTTCAGTTGCTTTGAATGGTGTTGCAAGTGATAATATAGGTCAAAATAGACGAGCGTGGATGGCATTTGATACAAAGGTGGACGGTACCGACAATACATATTGGCAAATGGGAGATAACTCCCATTATTCTAGCGGTACGGGTGATGCAGTAGCATCACATGCTCCAATCGTACCGGGACATACTACGAGAGGTGGGTGGCTAAAATTGGAGTTGCCACATAAATTACTACTCACTAAAATTATAGTCCATTCTAACAATGCTAAAACTGTTGGGAGTGGATCCGAGGGAGTTAATAGTGCGAAAATATATGGCTCTAATGACGATTCAACATGGTACGTTGTCAAAGACACATACGCCTTAAATTATGCGGACACTTCTGTAACTGTAGCGGAAGATACCATAAGTACGAGCACTGCCTATAAATATATCATATTTCAAATTACCAAAACAGGTGGTGGGCCGGGTGCTCTCGTGCGAGAACTTGAGTTCTATGGCACAGAAGTAGCTGAACCAGTCCTAGCCAGGTTGGGTGGTTCTTTTGAGGGGAAGATTGCGAACACGAGGGTCTACGACAGGTCCATTGGGGAGCGGCAGGTCCTAGAGGTTTGGGACGCCGAGAAGGACAGGTTCGGTAGGGGGGAGTCCTCCATAACGGTGCACAAGGGTCGCTTGGGGGTGGGGACGAAGACGCCCCAAGCCACCCTAGACGTTCGGGGGAACATCTTTGGGCCCCTCCTCACCCACAGGAGCTACGTGTGGAGGAAGCCGGGGATCACCTACGTACCCGCCAACCAGGAATGCCGCATCCTCGCCCAAGTCGTCGAGATCCCAGAGATGTACAAGAACATTTCACCCCTAAATCTTAGGTTGTCCTACAAATGGCAATGGTATGGAGAAATGGCTACAAGTGGCGCCAATAATGTTTATGACATAGTGTGGCGAACCAATGTGAAACATAGTGGGAACACCGTAGAGCATATGAATACTGGTAGGGAAGGGAATAGACGCATCGGTGTAACGGGTACGTGGTATGGGTATTCTGCAGAGGACGAAAATTCAACCCCAGAATATACCCTAGTTCCGGGGATATACGACTTGAAGAATGTGACGGGGGATACGTTTGAAGTAGAACTCACACAAATGGGGAGGTTTATTCGTCAGGTATACACTAACCGTGCGGTCGGTGCCACGGATGACGCCAACTTCGAGAGAGGTTGCTCAACCCTCACCGTCTTCATGGAGCCGTATTAAATATCTTCGCCCATAGTAAATGGATTTACTCGCGGTTCTCACGAAGCTCCGTCCCGGTGAGTCCTTCAGTTTTAGGGAGGACCAAGACGCGGAGACCCTAGAGAATGTGGTGTGCACCTGCACCCTCCCAACCCTGGGGGAGTGTCAGACCTACTGGGATGAGACCCTAAAGCCCGAGATGGCCACCAAAGCCCTCCGCCGGAAGAGGGACAGGTTGATTAGGGAGAGTGACCCCTACAGCCTCCCAGACTTCCCCCATGCCTCTGAAGAGGTTCGCCAAGCATGGCTCACCTACCGCCAGACCCTCAGGGATCTCCCAGCCAATACAGAGGACCCCTCTAATCCCACCTGGCCCGATGTCCCCGAGTGATCACATTTAATAACGTGTAAATCATTTCTTACCCTATATTAAATGGTTGTCCAAACACCAGAAGGCATCTTGGAAGTCAGGAACGCTACAATTCGGGCGAATAGGATCGAGGCGGACTCCTACAAATTTGATTCAACTTCGAACCTAGAGATTGGTACAGCCAACCTCTTTGTGGACACGACGACCTCCAACGTGGGGATCGGGACGAATGCACCGCTGGCGAAACTCCATGTGAATGGGGACTTTTACGCACATGATGCGATAAGACAAATTGTTCAAAGTGTAAAAACAGACACTTCATCAACAAATAGCTCATCATTTATAGATACAGGGATTTCCGTAACTATAACACCAAAAACTAGCACAAGTAAAATATTAATATCATATTCGGTGAATGCTGGAGTTAATGATGGTCATGGTTATCTTCGTTTAGTTAGAGATGGTACACCAATAGCCATCGGTGACGCAGCCGGTTCTAGATATCAGTGCACACATGCTCCTAGAGGAGATAGCCACAACCAAGATATTATTCCATGTTCTATGGAATTTTTAGATGTACCAGCAACAACTTCAGCTGTTACGTATAAAATTCAGATGGCGGTCGCGCACTCGACGTATTACATATATATTAATCGAAATCATTCCAACGGTGATAGCGTGTATTCTGGACGCACCGCATCTACTATCACAGCAAAAGAAATTGGTTATTAATTATTTCTTATGTATAACATATATGGGAGTCACTATAACTGATGCATTAACCACATATTTTCCCGGTGCCCAATGGAGTATGATTGGTGAAGATTTAACGTGGCTTTCTACGGACATCCCTAAACCATCCAAAGAGGAACTCCTCCAAAAGGTTGAACAATTGAAAGCTGAGCGACCCCTAAAGGAACTCCGCCAGGAACGTGATAGGAGGCTCCAAGCAGTGGATTGGGTCACATCGAGAGCAACCTCTACAGAGACCCCCGTCCCCCAAGAGTGGAAGACCTACATGCAGGCTCTAAGGGACCTCCCAGCCACCACCGAGGACCCCACGAACCCCGAGTGGCCAACCCAGCCAAGTCCATAGGACTTGTCCCCCCCACATTTAATAACGTGTAAATCATTTCTTACCCTATATTAAATGTCTTTACAATCACCCGACAACATTTTGAATGTGAAGAATGCCGTCATCAGGGTGAATAGTGTAGAGGCAGATAGCATCACCGCCAATACTCTCACTGCTAATAACGTGACAGAGGGAATACTGGGCGCTATATACCCAGTGGGCACGATTATAGACCGCGCAACTGCGATCACCGATACCCACTTAAACGGTAAGTTTAAGGCGTTCCTCGCAGCCCCTAATCAGGAGTGGGAATTGACTAAATCGCCTAGTACCACAGTTGCTTTTAGGGCTGATAACAATACATCCGCAACATATGCTGCATATACGCAGCATGCTTTTCAAGTGACTAAAATTAATATAGGCAATTGTTTTGCGAACAATGTATTTACTGCTCCTTCAGATGGACAGTACGTTTTTGGATTACATTTAAACACTTACCAAGATTCTAGTATGATTAATGGGCTTAGAAAGAAAGCTGTTGGTGAATCAACGTTTACGTATATTCAAGATTTGATGCAACCTCAAGGAAATTCTAGTGAAAATTATAGTGAGTTGTCGAAATCGATGATATTAACACTTGATGAAGGAGACCAGATTGATGTATCTGGTCGTACTGATCTTAATGTTAACAGTATGAATGGTGATAGTACAGTAAGTCTTAGTCATTATATTTTCTGGGGTTTCAAAGTTGGTGGTTCAACAGACAATTACAGGTACAGGCGCACAGTGTAGACCCAACGTGTAAAAAGTCAGCTTAAAAAAGTGTTGAGACAACACAAGCCCCCACATTTAATAACGTGTAAATCATTTCTTACCCTATATTAAATGTCTATTGAAACAGCAGACAACATTTTGGAAGTTAAAAATTCCACAATGAGGATCAGCCGAATTGAGGTTGGACAAACCTTCGTAGTAGGCAATGTGGAATTTGAATCCCCCCAAACTTTGGCATCAGTCAGCAATACAGGCAACACCACCCCCTATACAATTGAATTTACCAACCCCACGACCTCCCTAGTGACCTCCTCGAACGTCTCCGTCGGCACCGCCAATCTCTTCGTGGATACAGTGAGCTCTAACGTTGGTGTGGGGACGAACCTCCCCCTAGCCAAGTTGGACGTGAAGGGGGACATCGGGTTGGTGGGGAACATCTACAGCGACTCCAACCTCTCCGTCCAGTACACCACTGAGAACCCGAGTAATACCTGGGCCCAAGTTGGGGGGGACTTCTTCGGCGAAACTCCAAGTGATCGTTTGGGTTATTCTGTAGCTATATCCACCGATGGTTTGCGAATAGCTTTAGGTGAGTATCATCATAACAGCAATGCTGGTCGTGTGATAGTGTTTGATTGGAATGGAAGCACTTGGATTCAAGCTGGTACGGACATAGATGGTAGTGGGGAATTTGGATATGGTATATCACTATCCTCTGACGGAAAACGGTTAGTTGTAGGAGCACCTACCACCACTAATGGAAACACTAAGGTATACGATTGGAGTGGTAGTGCATGGGTTCAGGTGGGGGGGGACCTAACTGGAACTGCATCGGGGGATCAGTTTGGTATCGACGTCTCTATAAGTGGTGATAAAACCCGAATTGCGGTGGGTGCCAAGGGACACGATTCGAGTCGGGGTGAGGTGAAGATTTACGAATATCACCAAGGTTCGGCGACTTGGGTCCAACTCGGTTCCACCCTTGACGGAGAGGCAACCGGGGATCGTTTTGGTGGGTCGACAGCTATATCCTCCAATGGCTCGCGCGTGGCCATTGGTGCCGACAACAACGACGGTGGTGGTACAGACGCGGGCCATGTAAGGGTCTTCGATTGGGATGGAAGTGTTTGGACTCAAGCTGGTGACGACATCGATGGTGAGTCTGCAGGTGACCTGATGGGTTTCAAAGGAGGAGTAAGCCTGTCTTCTGATGGGTTACGACTGGCTGTCAGTGCTAGAAGGGATGATGCAACTGGAACCGATGCGGGTCACGTGAGGGTCTTCGATTGGAATGGGACTGCTTGGGTTCAGGTTGGTACAGATATAGACGGTGAGGCGGCGGGTGATGAGTTTGGGGTCGGAGTTGCCCTCTCCCCAGACGGTTCTCGTCTCGCGGTGGGTGGGCATACAAATGACGCCGGTGGTTCCAATGCCGGTCACGCGAGAGTCTTTGAGTACATCGGCGGAAGTTGGACCCAAATTGGGGCGGACCTAGATGGCAATGATCCCAGTGGTTTATTTGGCACAGCCGTGGCTTTGTCATCCAATGGTTCGAGGCTGGTTGTTGGTGGTCCAAGGGTTGACGGATCTGGTGGTAGTGAAGCTGGAGTAGTGAAGGTCTTCGACTACGACGGTGTTCTCAAAACCAAACAAATCATCAAGGAGGACATCGTGGAAATCCCCGGGGACCTCAGGGCGGGGTGTCCGGTGATATTTCAAGCTGCCGCAACTGGAACTACTATTAATGCTACGCAACTTATTCCGTATAACAATGTATTGAACAATAAAGGTGGGGGGTATAATCCAAGCACTCGTCTTTTCACCGCACCCATAGCAGGTTTCTATCATTTTTCATTTTATCATATGTCACACAACAGCCAAACAGAGGGTATATTTACTTTAAATGGCACTTATGTTAAAGCTGGTGGTACCCCTATCCGTGTTCATAGTAATGTGGACGGCTCTCACAGCCCCGCATCGGCTTCTTTAAACGTATACATGAATGCGAGTGACACAATGGGAATCAGTTTAACTTCAGGTAATATGTTCATGTCGGCCAGTCAGTATGCTGGATTTAATGGTTTTTATTTGTCTTCATAATGTATATATGGACGACCAAGAATTACAACAACTTACCTTCGTACAACAAATTTTAGATCCAATTCCGGGTGGAAGTGCTTGGGGTACAACTTGGGAATCTATTCAATTTCCACCCGGTCATGAGAAGCCCCCAAAGGAGGCCTTCGAGGCCAAACTCCAAGAACTCATCGATGCCCAGCCCCTAAAGGAACTCCGCCAGGAACGTGACCACCGCCTCCAAGCAGCGGATTGGGTGGCCGTCAAGGCCTTCACAACCTCCACCCCCGTCCCCCAAGAGTGGTTGGACTACATGCAGGCTCTAAGGGACCTCCCAGCCACCACTGAGGACCCCAAGAACCCTGTTTGGCCCGTCCAGCCAAGTCCATAGGACTTGTCCCCTCCCCCACATTTAATAACGTGTAAATCATTTCTTACCCTATATTAAATGTCCATCGAAGGCAATCAGGGTTTTCTGGAAATTCCAAATGCTTCCCTCAGGGTTTCAGGGAACGTTCACGCCGAGGGCATAACGGTTGGGTCGGTCCATATCCAGTCCGCGGCGACCCTCCAATCCACCACGGTGTCTGGGAACACCACCGCCCAAACGGTGCAGTTCACCAACCCCACGACCTCCCTAGTGACCTCCTCCAACGTGGGGATCGGGACGAATGCACCCCTAGCGGCCCTTGACGTGAGGGGGGACTTGAGGTTGACCAGCACATCAAACACAGCCCACTCTGTGGAGTTGAGTGTGGGAAATCGTTCGAACGCGTACACGAAAATAAGTCATCTGTATCCATACTCAACTTTTTATAGTGACGCGCACGCCGACTGCCTTGGGTATAATGTCGCCATAAGCGGTGATGGAAAAGTTATAACCGCAACCACTTTATTTGACGCTAGTGGAGCCACCACCAATGCTGGTTCAGTGTATGTATTTACACAAAACTCTCTTGGTGAATGGAACCCAGTTCAGAGATTATACGCCAGTGACGCAGCCACTAATGATAGATTTGGTGGAGAACAAACCCAAGATTATACAAAAGCTCTGTGTATTTCGACAGATGGTTCAGTATTTGTTGTGGGAGCTTTTAGAGATGATGATACAGCCGGAGATACGGGTTCAGCGTACATTTTTGAAAAAAGTGGTTCTACTTGGTCGCAAGTTCAGAAAATTGTAGCCAGTGACGCAGCCGTAAATGATCACTTCGGTATGGGTGTGTGTATATCTGGAAATGGTGCTTGTATAGCGGTTAGTGCTCCGTATGATGACGTTGGTGGATCAGGTGATCAGGGGTCTGTATACATGTTTGAGAAGGTTGGGGGTACATGGATACAAACCCAGAAACTAGTCCAATCGGATACACTCGCAAGCACAATATTTGGTAATAAACTCGCACTATCCGATGACGGAACCACCTTAGCAGTCGCTGCTGCACATCATGACAACCCCACTGGATCATCTACTCAGGGAGATGCGGGTGCCGCCTACATATTCGATAAGGCTCAGAACGGTACCTGGTCACAAACCCAAAAAATATATCCATCCGATGGAGCGGCTAATGAACACTTTGGGTATGGTATAGATATATCGGGGGATGGAACGGTTGTAGCTGTAGGTCAATCATCCGCGGATGGTGTCAACATCGGTCAATCTGGTTTGGGTGCTGTGTACGTGTATGTTAAATCCGGTGGTGCGTGGTCAGCAACCCAAACACAAAAAATTGTATCTACCGATAACGCTTCAGGTGACGCCTTTGGTCACGACGTCGCTCTTTCCCAAAATGGTGACCGACTTTTAGTGGGAGCTCCCCGTGATGATGATACACAAACGGATAACGGGGCTATCTACATTTTTGACCGAACTAACGGAGTCTGGACACAGACTACAAAACATCACGCAGTAGCAACACACGGCGTCACAAATTATGATGGTTTTGGCACTTCTGTGAGTATTTCCGGTGATGGTAAAGTATACATCGGTGGTCACCAGTATCAAGATGTCATGCTGGGTGGTTATGATCAGGGTGGTGTCTATGTCTACGACGAAAAATTCTACATAGACAAAACGGCACACCTAAAACTTAATCGTAATTTTTTGGCACCAAATCCCATAATGTTCTCTGTAGCTCATAAGGGGAAAGGTTTCACCGCTGGAACTGGTCCAAATGGTCCAGTTGTTATAAAATTCAATATAGTTGAGCTAAATAAAGGGGGTGGGTATAACCCAGAAACGGGTTTATTTACTGCGCCTATAACGGGTTACTACATGTTCGACGCCTTCACGTCAAGTATTCACAATGCGTACCATGTGATGGTGGGTTTCTATAAGAATGGAAACAGGTATCAGCCATCAATGATGCCAAACGCAGTGACTGGTGGTATTAACAGCACAAAAAACACCACAGGGTCTATAATAGCAAATCTTGAAGCGGGTGACACATTTTCGGTTAATCTTATATATGGGTGGATAGATGCGGCGTATCCATCGGGTTTTACAGGATTTTATTTATCGGCGTAGAGTATATGGAATTTCCCCAATTGATAGAACAAGTTTTGAAGGAACTCATGAGTCCAGGTGATGTCCCAGGGTTCAGTTTCGGTAGGACTTGGGAGTCTATAGATTTTCCCCCCGGCTACGAGAAGCCCCCAAAGGAGGCCTTTGATGCGAGGTTGAAAGAGTTGGTGGACGCCCAGCCCCTCACCAAGCTTAGGGAGGAGAGGGACCAGAGGCTCGCCAAGTGTGACTACATCTTCGTGACGGACTACCCCCACGCTTCCGCGGAGGTCAAGGCGGCTTGGGCAACCTACCGCCAAGCCCTCAGGGACCTCCCCACCACGGTGACCCCAACCCTAAACAGGAGGGGGGAACTGGGGGGCTTCGAGTGGCCAACTCAGCCAAGTCCGTAGGACTTGTACTCCACATTTAATAACGTGTAAATCATTTCTTACCCTATATTAAATGTCCATCCAAGGCAACGATGGTTTTTTAGATTTGGAGAACGCCTCCCTCAGGGTGACTGGGAACGTTCACGCCGAGGGCCTCAAGGTTGGGTCGGTCCGTCTCCAGTCCGCGGCGACCCTCCAATCCACCACGGTGTCTGGGAACACCACCACCCAAATGGTCCAGTTCACCAACCCCACCAAGGGCTTCGGCGTCACCTCGAACATCGAGGTCGGCGACGCCAATCTCTACGTGGACACGACGACGGGGAGGGTGGGGGTGGGGACGAACGCACCTATGGGGACCCTAGACGTTAAGGGCGTCCTCAATCACACCCAGGTCGCAAACGTAGCCCAAATCACCTCAAACTCCAACGTCGTCATGGAGTACCGCCGCTCCAAGAAGCTCATCAAGTACCCGAGGGTGGCTATGACTTCGGCTTCGATTGGTGGGTATATGGTAACGGTAAGTAGTTTTAGAACTGATCAATCCCTCTTCGGGTGGAAGGCGTTTGAAATGTCTACCGATATTTCAACGACATCGGTACACAACACATGGACGTGTGCCACAAGTGCGAATTATGGAGGCACTGATAACACATACGCCGGATCAGAGAATCTGGGTACAGGAGCTGTAAATGGTGAATGGATTAAACTTCGAATACCAGAAAGGATTCAGTTAGATTATATGAGAATTTATAATAAAACCAATGATAGTACTCGCATTGTAGAAGATTTCCGTGTGTATGGTTCTAATGATAATTTGAACTGGACACAACTTCTCACTGTAACCAACCAAACAACAACATTTGAAAATGTATTCGATGTAAATGCTGTAGGATTTTATGAATATATCGCATTAGTCGTTACAAAAATTTCTGGTCAAAATAATTATTTCCGTATACTTGAACTCGAATACTTCGGCCTCCCCGAATACGACCCCGGGGCACACGGCACAGACGTGGTCCTCCACACCACCCCCAATGTCCCTAATACGGATTGGTTGGAGGTCTACTACGACGGTCAGGACTACACCTCCATGCCCGCCACTGTGGCAGACAAGTCTGTAAATGGGTTCACCGGAACCCCCTCAGGTGGGGTTGGTTTTGATTCCACCTACAAAGCCTTCACCTTCGATGGGGTGGATGATTATATCGATGCAAGCGTTTCAGCCTCATTTACAGGTAACCAAGTGTATACCTTTTCCACGTGGATAAAGCCGGATTCACATCCAACGGGTTATATTGGTATATTTGGTATTGGTGCTGCTACTACTAATAATTCAATGGGTTTATTTTTGAACAATGGAATTATAACTCATCTCACACACGGTAACAATTTGGAAACCGGAACCATCGCAAAGATAGGCAAATGGGTGCACATCACTGGAACGTATGATGGTAATTATAGAACTGTATTTGTGGACGGTGAACGTAATGGCCGTGATTCGTATTCGAGTTTAAATTTAACGAGTACCACTAATTTCAAAATAGGATCAAACCTTGCGGGGGCTCAGCATTTCAACGGCTCCATCGCCAACTTCCGTCTTTACAACCGGCCCCTCACAGCGGATGAGATCTGGGAGCTCTACTCCTACCAGAAGGAGTACTTTGGGGTCAGCCCAGACGTGGTGACCCTAAAGAATGGGCGCCTAGGGATCGGGACCTCGAAGCCTAGGGCCGTCCTAGACGTTATGGGGGGGCTATCATGTGGAGGTCCTCTTAAAATTGGTACTGCGGGTAAGGATTATGGTGTTAGTGAGGACCTCGGTTATGGAAGGAAAAATTTATTTATACATTCAACATTCAATGGAACCGCAACTGAAGATTATGGTTGGTGGATAGGTGCCCAAAATCAGACTCTCACTTCCGGCGATAATGATCTATATTTTACAGTCGTGAGAAATGGAGTAGACAACGCAACTGCGTATATTAGCGACGACAAGAACAATATATCAATGAATTTCACCGGTCAACATAGAACTTTCATTAAGAACGTTCCTTTCAGTGAAGCTGGAGAACTAGAAGGTCTTATCGTCTCCTCAGACCAAAACAAATATATCAAGATGAGTGGGGGTATTGAGACTGGTTCGAATGCTATTACTACAAATGAATCACTACCAGTCGTATCTCTCTCGAATGTGGTGAGCGACAAAAAATGTTTCGGTGTCATATCAGCATCTGAAGACCCCAAACAGCGTAGTGATGCGTTTGGTAATTTTGTAACCCCCTATAAAAAAGAAAATGGTGATACTCGGGTCTACATCAACTCGGTCGGTGAAGGTGCCATTTGGGTCGTGAACACCAATGGCCCCCTCGAAGCGGGTGATTACATCACAACATCCAATGTGGTTGGTTACGGTCAAAAGCAAGACGGTGCCGGTCTCATGAACTACACGGTCGCCAAGATCACTATGGATTGTGATTTCAACCCCGTGACCCAACCTATCCAAATTATCGAAAAGAGTGAAGATGGGGAAAACGTTCTCGATGAGCATGGTCAGATTCAGTGGGAGGATCACACCACAGAGACAGAGAAGGCATATAAAATTAGGTACATAGACGCTTCAGGTGCCCAGACAGATGAAGCGAACGCAGTGCACACAGCAGCCTTCGTGGGGTGCACGTACCACTGTGGCTGAGTCCCGACATCGTAGATGTCCCACATTTAATAACGTGTAAATCATTTCTTACCCTATATTAAATGTCCTTCCAAGGCAATCAGGGTTTTCTGGAAATTCCAAATGCTTCCCTCAGGGTTTCAGGGAACGTCCACGCGGAGGGCATAAAGTTGGGGGTGGTCGAGTTGATCCCCTCCTACGACCTGGCCTCCGTCTCCAATGTCGGGAACACCACCACCCAAACGGTGCAGTTCACCAACCCCACGACCTCCCTAGTGGCCTCCTCGAACGTAGACGTTAAGGGCGTCCTCAATCACACCCAGGTCGCAAACGTAGCCCAAATCACCTCAAACTCCAACGTCGTCATGGAGTACCGCCGCTCCAAGAAGATCATCAAGTACCCGAGGGTGGCTATGACTTCGGCTTCGAGTGGTGGGTATGTGGTGCAGACATCTGGAAACAACGCTACTTCAAATGATGGTTGGAAAGCTTTTAATAGTGTAGGATTTAACGGTCAAACAAATGCAGGTGATCACTGGATTACACCAGATTTATACACTCATGATTCAGGTGCATTCGAACACGCTAGCACCGCTATATATCAGCCTCTTGGTAACGGGGCGACGGGCGCGGGTGCTTGGATCGCTATTAAATTACCACATAAAATTAAACTCACTAAACTCCGTGTAGATAACGTAAGTAAAGCGGGTTTTAGAGATTATACCGTTCATGGAAGAAATGGTGGTGGTGCAATAGTCGGTGGAACGGCATGGTCTTCCGCTTTACTTACAGTGGCGGATGAAGGTTCTGGATACTCAATAATTGGGAACTATGTGTTTACAGAAACATCACACGACATAACCACGAATGATTATTATGAAGAATTTATCATTATCATCACTAAGAAAACACCAGCTAGTAGTAGTCTTGACAACTTTCTACTCATGCGCGAACTCCAATTCTTCGGCCTCCCCGAATACGACCCCGAGGCACATGGCACAGACGTGGTCCTCCACACCACCCCCAACGTCCCTAATACGGATTGGTTGGAGGTCTACTATGATGCGAAGGAGAGCTCGAGTTACCCTGGCACTGGGGGGGCTGTAGTGGATCTGAGTGGGAATGGAAAAAATGGAACACTCAATGGGGATGTTGGTTTCGACTCGGAGTATAAGGCGTTCACTTTTGACGAAGCTGGTGATTACATCACATTGGACACGGGAAAGACTGGTAACTACATTTTCTCGGTGAGTTTATGGTTTAAGTCGTCCGGGAACAGTATAGAAACACTGTTTCACATGAACGGTGATTACGCAACCAACAACACAGTTTGGATCTATGGTTCTGGAACAAGTTTATCTATTGATTTTGTGGATAATGACTATTCTTGCGATACAGGTAAGGAGATAGCGGATAATATGTGGCATCACGCTTCTTTTGTGTATAATGGAAACGGAGAAAGTGGACGCGATATATACTTAGATGGTATACATCTCGGTGGTTCGCTAGTGGGGAGCAGTGCTGGTGGTAACCTAAATCTCACAAGTACGTCGTCTATTTCGCGAATTGGTGCGTTAAACCATTCGTCGGGAATTATTCATGAATTTAAAGGTTCCATCGCCAACTTCCGCCTCTTCAATCGGGCCCTCTCGGGGGATGAGATCTGGGAGCTCTACGCCTACCAGAAGGAGTACTTTGGGGTCAGCCCAGACGTGGTGACCCTAAAGGCTGGGAGGGTCGGCATCGGGACCTCGGAGCCTAGGGCCGTCCTAGACGTGAGGGGGGACATAAGGGGTGGGTGTCCGGTGTTCTTTCAGGCTCACGCAACTCACCCGTCGACCGCGACAACTCTTAACGCCGTCACTAATCCTATTCCATTTAATACAATTGTTCATAATAAAGGTGGGGGTCTTCAACCAAGTGGTGTATTCACATGTCCATTAGCAGGGTACTACTACATAGTATGGTGGTTTATGTCTAACCTTCAAAATCAGACGGTGTATACATATCTCACAATAAATGGTTCACTGGAACTGAACGGGACGCCGCAATCACGTATATACGGATATAGTGGTGCTACGGGGGATATACATAATCAAGTTGTAGCAGGTGGTACTGTATATATGAACGTTGGTGATGAATTAAGGTTTGTTTTTGCGGGGTCGACGTATATGTATATCTCCACAACCCCCTATAACAGTTTTACGGGATTTTATATATCATCTTAAATTATATGTTCAACCCAAAAGAAACACAATTAATTTCTTTTATATATGAAATTTTAGAAGAATATTTTGACAACAAAAAAGTGCCCGGGGGTTCTCAAGTTGGTACAACTTGGGAATCTATAGAGTTCCCCCCCGGTCATGAGAAACCCCCAAAGGAGGAGTTCGAGGCGAAGTTGCAAGCCCTGGTGGACGCCCAGCCCCTAAAGGACCTTAGGGCCGAGAGGGATCGTCGCCTCGCCACCACAGATTGGGTGACCCTAAAGGCGTACTCCACATCGACCCCAGTCCCAGAGGCTTGGGCCACCTACATGCAGGCCCTCCGCGACCTCCCAGCCACCACTGAGGACCCCGCGAACCCTGTTTGGCCCCCCCTCCCCGAGTGATCCCAATCACTCCCCCATTTAATAACAGGTAAATTCATTTCTTACCCTATATTAAATGCCTATTCAGGTAATTGGTACTTTACTAGAACTTAGGGGTGCCACTTTAAAAGCAGAAGCAGTGGATGTTAAATTTGTGTCTGCGACAAAAGATATAACAGCCGAGAGACATGCTTATATAACTTCAAATATTGAAGTTGGTGGAAATGTGATAGCAAGTACATATTTAGGTGATGGTGGTCTTCTTTCAAATATTTCTACAACTCTCCAAGAAATATCCGACAATGGAAATACCACGTCCAATACAGTTCAATTTACGAATGCCACCACCGGCATCGTGGTAGATAGTAACATCGTCGTTGGTGGGGACGTAACGGCTACATCGTTTACAGGTAGCAGTAGTCGTCTTACTAGTGGTTTGATTACAAACACGGATGCAGTTACGAAAAAAACATACAGTTATTCGGGAACTATTACAAGCGGTGATCAACCATACATTAATGTAAATTTCACCTCAAATGTATTTTATTCAAAAATATCAGGACACCTCGTTGAAGATGATGAAGAAATCAGTACTATCATTTTAGAGCTTGGTGGTGGTCATAGGACTGGGGCTACACCCACAATCGATATTTCCATAGGTGCACAGAAGATTTTTGGTGGAACAAGTACAAATCCATGGAGTTATAATGTCACTACCACGGGGAATACCGTTTCATTAAAACCTTCGACACCGTTAGATGGTCAGGGCGACTACCACCTTTTCATTGAATACACTTCTCCAAGTTCAGACGGAGGTGTTACTACAATTGATGAAGATAGTACACCGGTGAAAACCTTTAATTACTAAAAAAAATATTGTATAATAGTACAAACAACCACAAATGCCGCCAACCAATCTTCAACTCTTTTCGGGTGCCATCAACATCGAAAAGGATCTCGAAGTTGGAGCTAATAATCTTATCGTAAATACCGCGTCTAATGCGATCGGTATTAATAACGCCTCTCCCACATATGATTTACACGTTGGTTCCAATGTGTACATTGACGACACTGGGTCGAATGTTCTTGTTGTCTCCGGTATGGTCAGTGCCGATGTGTACCATGGTGATGGTAGCAACTTGATGGTCGATGGTGTCATTACTGTATCCGATAAATTCTCTGAAGTTGAGACCGATATCGATTCTAACGCCGCCCGTGTTGGTGTTTTGGAGACTGACCTTGCGTCCAACGCTTCCCGCGTTAGCACCTTAGAGACTGATCTCTCAGCTCTTGAGACTGAAGTCGATTCCAACGCCGCCCGTGTTGGTGTTTTGGAGACCGATCTCACGTCCAACGCTACCCGTGTTGGTGTTTTAGAGACTGACCTTTCGTCCAACGCTACCCGTGTTACCACCTTAGAGACTGACGTTTCGTCCAACGCTACCCGTGTTGGCACTTTGGAGACTTACGCGTCATCCAACGCTGCTCGTGTTGGTGTTTTGGAGACTGACCTTACATCCAATGCTTCCCGCGTCAGCACCTTAGAGACTGATTTCTCAGCTCTTGAGACTGAAGTCGATTCCAACGCTGCCCGTGTTGGCACTTTGGAGACCGATCTCACATCCAATGCTACCCGTGTTGGTGTTTTAGAGACTTACGCGTCATCCAACGCTTCACGCGTTGGTGTTTTGGAGACTGACCTTGCGTCCAACGCTACCCGCACTGGTGTTTTGGAGACCGAACTCACGTCCAACGCTTCCCGTGTCACCACATTAGAGACTTTTGCGTCATCTAACGCTACTCGTGTTGGTGTTTTGGAGACTGACCTTACGTCCAACGCTTCCCGCGTCAGCATCTTAGAGACTGATCTCTCAGCTCTTGAGACTGAAGCCGATTCCAACGCCGCCCGTGTTGGTGTTTTGGAGACTGACCTTACATCTAATGCTACCCGTGTTGGTGTTTTAGAGACTGACCTTTCGTCCAACGCTTCCCGTGTCACCACATTGGAGTCCAGTGTTTCATCTTTGGATACCGGTTTAAGCGCGGACATCAGTTCCAACGCTGCTCGTGTTGGTGTTTTGGAGACTGACCTCGCGTCTAACGCTTCCCGTACTGGCGTTTTGGAGACTGACCTTGCGTCCAACGCTTCCCGTGTCACCACATTAGAGACTGATCTCTCAGCTCTTGAGACCGATGTCGATTCTAACACTGCCCGTGTTGGTGTTTTAGAGACTGACCTTGCGTCTAACGCTACCCGTGTCACCACCTTAGAGACTGACCTCGCGTCCAATGACGGTCGTACTACCGTCTTAGAGACTGACCTCACATCCAACGCCGCCCGTGTTGACACCTTAGAGAGTGATGTATCGGCTCTTGGGACGAGGATGACTGCAGAAGAATCTAATGTGATAACTCTTCAAACCGATCTCGCGTCCAATGCTACGAGGGTTGCAACCTTGGAGAGTAGCTTAGCCGCTACAACTCTTCAGGATGTTACCGATTCTGGTAACACCACCACCAACGTGGTTCAGTTTACGAACTCCACCACTGGTTTGGTAACTACCGCGAACATTGAAGTGGGTTCAAACATTTCTATTGCGGGTTTGGTGGACGCTGTCCAGCAATATGTGCCAATGACCCAAACCGATGGGTTCCTCGCTAAGTCGCCAATATACGTGACTTCTGGGGGAACCACCGTACTTTCTTCTGCTGAGACTGAAATTTACGGTAACTTGACTCTCAGGGGTGAAACTACAATCGTGAATTCGACTGAGGTCACCATCCAAGACCGTATTTTCGGTATTGGTCAAAACAATACTGTCCACAACTTGGACACTGGTATTATTTTGGAACACATGGATGATGGTGAATTTGCCAACGTCGGTCTTATTTACCACGCCGATGAACACAGGTTCTCGGTTGGCTATACAGCTAACTCTTCGGTAGATACCCATGTCTTAAGCCTCGACGATGACCCAACTCACCGAATGCTCTTCGACGTACGAGGAAACCTCGTTGTCCAGAATGATGCGACCTTTATCGGTGATGTAATGACACAGTCGAATGTTGGTATTATGAACGCCGCGCCCATTCATACTTTGGACGTTGGTTCTAATCTCTACGTCGACGACACCGCCGCGAACGTTCTCGTCGTTGGTGGTAATGCTGTTGCTGATTACTTCATTGGTGATGGTAGCTTGCTTACTGGCATCAACCCAACCATAGAGGATGTATTAACTAACGGTAATGTCGCGTCGAGTGTCATCCACTCTACCGCATCCAATGCGGCTATGAGTGCGGCGGGTGGTTTGGTTACACACAAGCGCACGGGTGGTTATACCCACAAAACATACTCTGCTTCGGGTTCACTTCCATCAAAGGACACCATTGATTTAGTCTTCACTTCCACCAAAGACAATGGGGTGATTACTTTTAAAGTCAGAGCTGTAATCAGTACTGACGGGGACGGGGACGGATCGAGCGATGTTAGTACCATACTATTTGATGGTACTGCGAAGGTGGGTACCAGTTCGTCATCGGCGGGGGTCGGTTTCTACAAGAGCGGGCTTGCTATACACGGTTCGGACACCGGTGATTATTACTGGAACACTACAGTCGGTGACGATATCACATATAAAACAGCTACAATCTCATTAAATTGGGATAGTGATATCACTTATGCGCCCGAGTCGGTGCCGGCCGCCAATCTCGACCTATACGTAGATGTCTTCGGACAAGAGGGCACTGTGAAATTAACTACTATTGAGTCTGGTTCTAACTTCACCAGAGCTTTTGATTACTAAATTTTTTGATTATTTAATAACAGGTAGAATAATACTACCCCATATTAAATAAAATACCATGTCAACCAGGAATGTCCATGTCTTTTCCGGATCTGTCAAAATAGAGGGAAACCTTAAAGTTGGTGGAGGTAAGTCAAATGTGTCTACTCAGTGATTAATTATCATACACTATTATAAATGGGAAGAGACGTCCTCGTTGCCACTAAAATTTTTACACAAAAGGTAGACGCGAGACCAACTCCTCGCCCAGTACTTGAAATCGAGGATGATGATTTTGGTGCAGAACTTGCAGTAAAAAGTAAAAAAACAAACATAGTACGTGCAGATACAGAAGAAAACGAAGACGGGATTGAAGATGGTGGTCACCGACTCAAATTACAATCAGGTCAGACAAAAAATACAGAAACTTCCAAGGTTTCGGAAATATCTTTAGGAGGTTCGACTTCGAACGTCTCCAACCAAAACATAACAATGAAAACCAGTGGGGAAGAACGTGTTAAATTAGATTCAACTGGTAACTTTGGTATAGGAACGGACGCCCCCGAATCGACTCTACATGTTCAGGGTGACATTACTTTCAGTGGTAATGTCGTAAAAACAACAAAAACGTGGGTCCAACAGGGACAGAATGTTGATGGTTCTGTGGGTGATCAATTTGGTTATGAAGTAGCTACAGACAATACTGGTTTAAGTATGGCTATTGCTGCTCCATATAGATTTTCAAATGCTGGTAGAGTAGATGTGTATACATTTGGTAGTGCAACTTTGTTGTGGTCTACACGAGTTAATAATACTAATATAGGGAGTGGTACTATACAAGAAACTGCCATTCCATCGGATTCGTTTTTCGGGTCTGCACTCTCTATGTCAAATAATGGTAACACTCTAGCTGTGGGTGGTCATGGTTATAACAGCAATACCGGTATTATTCGAATGTATTTTCGCAGTTCCGTTGATTATAACAAAATACATCCCGAAAATCAAAACGGAACAGATATTGTTGGTGATGCCGCCGGTGATGAATTGGGTCGATCTATCGCACTCGCAAAAGGAAGAACTTCACCGTCTTGGATAGTTGCCACAGGTGCACCGGGTAATAATAATTCCACTGGTCTCGTTAAAGTATACCAATGGACAGGAACTAATTGGGCTGATCCATCTGGAAACTGGTCACTTTATGGACCCATTCTAAATGGTGACGTGGTCGCCGATAACTTTGGATGGTCAGTAACAATGTCAGACGATGGTTCGCGTGTAGCCGTGGGTGCATACCAAAGTGACGGAAATAATGTAAAAATGCATTCTTGGAGAGACGGTGATACTTTCGAAAGACTGGAAAGTTTGTACGGAATATCTGTCGCGACTATTCAATCTTTGAATGGATACTCACCCGGATATACACCACCTAAAAGAACGCAAGTTCGTGTTTCAAACTCATTTTTTGGCCGTGTGAAAATATACGAATATACAGACAATTCGTGGTCACAACTTGGACAAAATATCGATGGTACAGAAGCCGGTGATCAAATAGGGTTATCCATGTCATTATCTGGTGATGGTAGTCGAATAGCTATTGGTGGACAAAATCAGGTACGTGTTTACCGATATAATGGTATAAATTGGGTTCTCGCCGGTTCAGTTATCAATGGTGAGACTGACGATGACCAATTTGGGCATTCTGTTTCACTTTCAAATGACGGATTACGACTTACCGTAAATGCTAACGGTGTAGAAAAGGTTCGTGTATATAACTTCTTGATAGGTTCCGGTGTTTGGAAAAAGGCAACAGATATATCTGGTGAATATTCAAATACCGATTTCGGCTATGGTGTTGACATGACGGGAAATGGATCATCCATTGTAATCGGTGCAAAACTAGATAATGGTGGTAGTGTAAAGGTGTATAAGGAGAACATAGTCACCAGTGCACAATTTGGTAGTGGTGATAATCAATATGCGAATACATTATTCATAAACTCAACAACTCAGCGTGTTGGTATTAATACTACTACACCCAATTATACACTTGATACAAATGGAGACTTAAACATAACAGGTAGTTTACACAACAATTCATTGGTGTCTTTGGAATACCCCACATTGACATTAAATCAGGTGGGTGCTGATATTTCCTTGACTTCTCTTACCGATTTTGGATACTCCGTAGCAACTTCCTCGGATGGTACATATTTAGCGGTTGGTTCTATTCAAAATACTGGCGTAGATCCTGGTTTTGTACGCATATTTCTTTATGCAAATGGAACATGGTCTCAGCTGGGTAGCGATATAAGCGGCGAAGAAGGTGAAGTAACTGGTAGTAGATCTGGTGATCAGTTTGGACATTCCGTGTCTTTATCATCAGATGGTACATATGTAGCTATTGGTGCACCATTTAATGATGTAGGAGGTACAAACTCAGGACGTGTGCGTGTTTATAGATATGTAGCTGGTTCATGGGCTAAAGTTGGTAATGATATTACTGGTAGTGTAATTAATCAAGAAATTGGATATGTTGTATCTATATCATCTAATGGATCAATTGTGGCTATCGGTCAACCGGGTACTGCTACTACAAGTGGTAGTGTGGGTGTCTACGAATTTACTTCTGGAAATTGGGTCGCACTTGGAACTGCAATAACAAATGAAGTTTCGGGTGATTTATTTGGTTCCGCTGTTTCACTTTCTTCGGATGGGACACGCGTAGCAATTGGTGCACCACTTAATGATGGCGGTGGTTCAAACGCAGGTCATGTTCGAATATATCAATATAGTGGTGGAGCCTGGACTCAAATGGGTAATGACATAGATGGTGAAGCTGCTGAAGATCAATCTGGAAAATCGGTGTCATTATCCGGTGATGGCACAATAGTAGCAATTGGTGCATACTTAAATACTAATTCTACGGGTCAGGTTCGAGTATATCAATATGATGGTGTTACATGGTCTCAAATAGGTGAAGATATATATGGTTCAAATGAAGATGAATGGACTGGTTACGCTATATCTCTTTCAAAAAATGGTAAGCGTCTCCTTGTCGGTGCACATAGAAGTGATCCAAATGGCCCAGAATCTGGTCGTACACGCCTTTACGAATACAAAGAAAGTTTATGGGTTCAAATTGGAAATGATTTAAATGGTGATACTTCTGGCGATAATTGTGGATGGGCAGTTGCTTTATCAGATGATGGTACACGCGTAATTAGTGTATCTAAGAGTAGCAATATTGATAGTTACATTCGTGTATATGATATTCCTTATTCAAAATTAAACGTAAAAAATGGTGTATTTGAAGTTGGTACAGCGAATTTGTATGTAGATACACAGACATCAAAGATTGGTATAGGAACTGATTTACCAACAACTACTCTAGATATTGATGGAGATCTCAACATAAGAGGTAATTTATACGTTTCTGATTTATTTTCACAGACAGTAAGCAGTGTTTCAAATAGACAGTGGAACCAATTTGGTTCCGATGTAGATGGTGAACAAGCTGGAGATCACAATGGGTGGTCAGTATCTATATCAAATGATGGTACACGCGTAGCAATAGGAGCTCCTTACGTTAATAGTTTATCTTTTACTCAAACTGGATACGTACGCGTATATCAAAACATTACAGGGGACTGGATACAATTGGGTCAGGATATTTATGGTGAAGGAGATGACGATTTTAATGGATATTCTGTATCTTTAAGTTCCGATGGATTTACTTTAGCTGTGGGTTCATATGGACACGATGGTACAAATGGTGAAAAATCGGGGCAGATCAGAGTATTTAAATTTAACAACGGACTCTGGGGACAAATAGGTAATTACATATATGGTAAAGCTGCATTCGACGGATTTGGACGTTCTGTATCTTTGTCTAGTGACGGAACTCATGTAGCTGCCGGCGGATATGGTGTAACTGCTTCGGCAACTGGATACGTGCGTGTTTTTGAACATATAACTTCGACACTGCAGTCAGAATTAAATCCAAGTGGTGGTACCACAGACTATTTCGGTCATGATACTGACATTGATGGAGACACCGCTGTCATAGGAGCCTATAGAGAACATATAGGAAGTCTTCAAGATGTCGGTGCTGTATATGTTTTCACGAGAACTGGGAGCTCCTGGTCACAACAAGCTAAGCTCGTACCAAGTGATCCCGAAGCCGTGTCATTTTTCGGTTATTCGGTATCCATTTCGGGAGATACTATAGTAATTGGATCATGGGCAGATGATACCGGTTCTACTTTGAACCATGGTAGTATATACATCTTTACACGTTCTGGGACTACGTGGACACAGCGAGCAAAAATATTGGCAAGTGATTCTGGTTTTGGTTATTTTTTTGGTAGGTCAGTTTCTATTTCAGGTAATACTATTGTTGTCGGATCACCCCAAAGAACAGTAAGTGGTCAAAACCAAGCCGGTAGTGCATATATATTTACAGGATCTGGAGCAACATGGACACAACAGGCTATTCTTGTATCGAGTGATACGACCGGATTCCAATTTGTCGGTGAGGGGGTATCTATATCGGGTGATACAGTTGTTCTTGGAACTCGTATTGAGTCTGTGTATATTTTTACACGCTCTGGAACAACATGGACACAACAAGCCAAGCTCACTGCAAGTGATGGAGTAATTGATGATTATTTTGGTTTGGACTCTGTATCAATATCAGGGGATACAGTTATCGTTGGTGCGAGACTGTCTGACAACTACGCTGGCTCTGCATATATATTTACTCGTTCCGGAACAACGTGGACAGAACAAAGTAAACTCTTGCCATCGTCTAGAGAAGATTATGATCAATTTGGTACAGGTGTATCTGTAGAAGGGAATAAGGTTGTCATTGGAGCTGGTTCTAGTGTGAACCCAGGTAGTGCTTACGTGTTTGAGCGTTTTGGGAATGTGTGGTCAGAGCAAGAACGCATTGTATCGGTTAGCCAACAACTTGGAGATTATTTTGGAAGTTCAGTAACATTAAATAGTAACACAATAATTATTGGAGCGAATCAATTTTATTCCGATCCCGCGAACTTCATTCGACCCGGGGCTGCATATGCATACACACTTTCTGGAACAGGATGGAATCAAGTGGGTTCTGACTTTAATGGTACAACACCTTCTGGTGAATATTACGGAAGTTCAGTATGCTTGTCAAATGATGGCACATATCTTTCCATCGGTGCATATGGTAGTAACTATGCCCAAGTCTTCCAGTATAGTAGTAATACATGGTCTCAGTTGGGATCAAATTTTACTGGTTCTGGCGATCTTGGGTGGTCTACATTCTTGTGTGTAAATGATGGAAAACCACGCGTAGTAATTGGCTCACCTAATCAAACATTTGGGGGACTAAACCAAGTGGGATTAGCTCAAATTTACGAATACTCAGGGGGTGTGTGGTCTCAATTAGGTTTTGACATGTACGGTGAAAATGCGGATGATCGTTTTGGAACATCTGTATCATTATCATCAGACGGCACTCGTCTCGCAATCGGTGCCCATCTAAATGATGGCGGTGGATCCGCCTCTGGACATGTCCGTGTATTTAAATACGGTATTAATAATATTTGGGAACAGATTGGAGTTGACCTCGATGGTATTGCAGTAGATGATTTCTCAGGATATGCGTCATCGTTGTCTGGTAATGGTTTACGTGTAGCTGTCGGTTCATATGGAAATGACGTAAATGGTTCGTTGTCAGGGAAAGTAAAAATATTTAGTTTCGATGAAATTATTATCAACAAACAAACATTTAATTCAGACTTTTTTAATTTTGGAAGTAATACAGTTTACATTGATAGTTCATTACAACGAGTTGGTATAGGTACAACACAACCAACTTCAAATTTGGATGTTAACGGTTCCGTGAGTAAGTTAAGTGGCACTTTCAAAATACCTCACCCATTACCCTCGATGAGTAATACACATAGTTTGTTTCACTCGTTTATAGAAGGTCCTAGAGCTGACTTAATTTATAGAGGCACAGTACAGCTTCAAAGTGGTTCAGCTTCTATTAATATCGATGAAGTGTCAAGAATGACAGCGGGAACTTTCCAAGTATTAAACCGAGATGTTTCATGTTTCACGACAAATGAAAGCAACTGGGATCTCGTAAAGGGAAATGTTACAGGTAATATTTTAACAATAAAATCTAAAAATACTAATTCAACTGCGACAGTAAGTTGGTTAGTTATAGGTGAACGCCAAGATCCTCATATGTATTTAAATAATCTAACAGACAAAAATGGACATATAGTACCGGAACATCTCAATTAGAAATCATTTCTTGATCTATAATAACGGGTGTGTCGATGAGTAGAAATATACACACCTTCGAGGGGAGACTAGGAATCCAGAACAATTCTCCATCTCATGATTTTAGTATAGGTTCAAATCTTCAGGTCAACGATACAGTATCAAATGTACTTACGGTTGTTGGAAATGTAAAAGCTACTAGATTTTTGGGTGATGGTGGTTTACTGTCTAATATTACAAGTGTGTCAACAACTCTCCAAGCCGCTTCGGATAATGGAAATACCACATCCAACACCCTCCAGTTCACAAACACAACCACTGGTTTTATCGTAGACAGTAATATTGTAGTCGGTGGGAACGTTACAGCCACCACCTTCTTGGGTGATGGCGGTTTACTTTCAAATATTTCAGGTGTATCAACAACTCTTCAGGGCGTTTCAGAAACTGGGAATACGACATCTAATACCCTCCAGTTCACAAACACAACCACTGGTTTTGTCGTAGATAGTAACATCGTAGTCGGTGGGAACGTTACAGCCACAACCTTCCTAGGTGATGGTGGCCTCCTCTCCAACATTACAACTGTATCATCAACTCTTCAAGATATTTCTGATACAGGAAATACAACCTCGAACACCCTCCAATTCACAAACACAACTACCGGTCTAGTCGTAGATAGTAACATCGTAGTCGGTGGGAACGTTACAGCCACCACCTTCCTAGGTGACGGTGGCCTCCTCTCCAACATAGCCACGACCCTCCAAGCTGTCACAGACAATGGAAATACAACCTCCAACACCCTCCAGTTCACAAACACGACCACCGGTCTAGTCGTAGATAGTAACATCGTAGTCGGTGGGAACGTTACAGCCACCACCTTCCTAGGTGATGGTGGCCTCCTCTCCAACATAGCCACGACCCTCCAAGCTGTCACAGACAATGGAAATACAACCTCCAACACCCTCCAGTTCACAAACACAACCACCGGTCTAGTCGTAGATAGTAACATCGTAGTCGGTGGGAACGTTACAGCCACCACCTTCCTAGGTGATGGTGGCCTCCTCTCCAACATAGCCACGACCCTCCAAGCTGTCACAGACAATGGAA